GCACGACAAAGCAATGGGCGAAAGCACAACTCAGGTATCTATGTAACAGACATTCCTGTGGATCCTATTGCGGGCTGTGCGTCACTAGATTCAGAAACTGCTGAATCTCGTGGATACTTTAAATTGGACTTCTTGAACATGAGTGTGTATCAGTTGGTTCAGGATCCTGCACACTATGAACAAATGCTCACAGCCGCGCCACCTTGGGAACGACTGTGGACGGATCATGCCTGGGCCAGTCAACTGGTACACGTGGGCAATTACACAGATTTACTACGGGTAATGAAACCAGATTCAATCCCTAGGATGGCGGCTTTTATATCTATTATCCGCCCTGGTAAGGCACACTTACAAACTCGTCCCTGGAACGAAGTGTTTGCATCAGTATGGGATGGAGATGATTCACAGGGCTACACATTCAAAAAGAGTCACAGTATTTCCTACGCGGCCCTGGTGGCACTGCATATGAATCTCACGTGTCCATCCGTCGCACAAGCGTAATTGATTTTCTTTTTGACTTCTTGCGTACTATATCAAGTAAACTGCAAGCAGGACCGTGTAAGATTTCTAGATCTTTGTTGACAAAAGTTCGCAGGGTATAGCGAAACTGTTCCCAGTCTCGGCGTAGGAATATGTTTATGGGAATTGATCTATTGCTTTCCCACCACCAGGTGATGGCTAGTTCTAGGAACAGTACTTTGGATTCTTGATCCAAGATGCTGCCAAAGTCGTAGATAGTGGTAACAATATCGTCCCTGTTCTGCACCACACCCAGATATTCTGCATTGGCATAAACGCACAATGTCATAAAAGGATATTTTTCTGTCAATTTTTCAAAGATATTGTTTCCCATTGCGGTTATTTATGGTTTGCTAATTTTGGATAAACTAAATATAGCATGTATTCAACCACCGCATATCTTTACCAACAACTTGTCCGGGTTCTTTTGATAGACACCAGTGGCGGATATTTTACAGCGAGGTACGACCCAGTGTACGCAAAACAACTAACAATCAACAAGGGAGTGGATAACGTCCTACTCTTTGAATTTATCAATCAAGACCAAAAGCCTGTGAATATTGCAGGTTCTAGTTTTGTTTTCCGTGTGGTAAATCAAACAGGAGATGAACTCCTGATCACCAAGCCCATGGAAATATTAAGTTCTGCCCTGGGCAGAGTCAAAGTAGTACTTGACACCACAGACACAATCAACATTCAAGCACAACCTGCTAGTTATAGCATACAACGCACTGCTGGCGACTATGTACAGGCCGCTTATACAGACGCCAACAGTCAAGCACGAGCAGATTGCAACATTGTAGACTCAGTATTACCACAGCACATATCATCTGCAGAATGTACTGTGCCTGACATGTACGGCAAGAACAACTACTTTGGCGTAGGCCCAACACAATGGCCCGACTGGGCATTGACACCACAGCCGATCAATGCCATCCAAGCAACCGAATTCTACAGCAGTTTCATGCCCACAAATGGTTCAAGCCTGACCACAGTCAAGTATGACTTGGTGGGCTACACAGGCACAGTCAAAATACAAGCCGCCCAGAACTATGAATCAGTTTGGTACAATGTGACACAGTCAAGACAATACCTATGCGACACTGTGAGTGATTATCTTAACGTGGTTGGCTTCCATCCACTGCTACGCCTTGCATTCAACAACTCAATTGGCTATGGTGCTCAAGGTACTGTACAAGTTACAAATAGCATAGTAACTTCGATTAGTATAACCAATCCAGGTATATATTACGTGGCACCGCCCCTGGTTGAGATTTTAGGTGATGGGTCTGGTGCAACTGCTACTTGTACAATTGATCCAAATGGTGGAGTAGCCGGAGCCACAGTAACCAATGGCGGATCGGGCTATTTGCCAGTTCAATTCCAAAGCAACGTAAGTGCCACAGCACTGTTCACAAACGGACGAGTACAAAACGTTCAATATCGTTGATCTAGCGTAACTAATCTGTTAAACTATACAGATGCTAGATATCCTTGCTTACCTGCCCGCCAAAAGAAAACCCAGTCCCCAAGGCTGGTTGAGTTTCAATGCGGTATGTTGCACTCATAATGGTAATAGTCAGGACCGGCGTGGACGTGGTGGCATCAAAGCAACTGAATCAGGTTGGAGTTATCATTGCTTCAACTGCTCATACACAGCCAGTTTTGTTCTGGGCCGTACTGTTAGTTTTAAAGCCAGGAAATTACTAGGGTGGATGGGCGTGCCTGACAACGAGATTGACGTGCTCAATCTCGAAAGTCTGCGGCATCGTAGCATACACGGCATTTTAGAAGATCGACAACGAGTATTCAATACATTAAGTGCTATTGAGTTTGAAGAGTCAGATGACTTCCCCCCGTTTTCAGAAGTGGTCACTCCAGATCTTCCTTTATACTGGGACTACATTCGCCGGCGAGGTGTACCAGAAGACTTTCCTATAATGACATCAATCAAAACTGATGGTGTTCACTGGACTAGGCCGTTTGTGTTAGTTCCGTTTACATATGACAACCGAGTGGTAGGGTGGACTGCACGATTCTTGGATGACAAACAGCCCCGGTACATCAATCACTCACAACCGGGCTATGTGTTTGGTACCGACCTGCAACATGCTGACTGGCAACATGTGCTGGTGATGGAAGGCATCTTTGATGCACTTTCAATTGGCGGACTTGCTGTGATGCATAACACCATCAGCAATAGCCAAGCAAGGTTGATTCGCAGTTTTGGTCGTGAAGTCACTGTGGTGCCAGATCAGGATGTCGCAGGAGTGGAACTGATTGACCGTGCTGTAGAACTAGGCTGGGCAGTGAGTGTACCTGAGTGGCCCGAAGGTTGCAAAGATGTTAATGACGCTGTAATAAAACTGGGCAGATTGGGAGCCTTGCTAACTATTATGGCAGCAAGAGAAACTAGTAAAATTAAGATAGAAATAAGGAAAAGACAACTTGTTAAAAGATTACTCGCTTGAAGTCCAACGACTATTTCTAGAAATGATGCTGGAAGACGCAACAAGTTATGTGCGTGTTCAAAACATCTACAATCCACAGAACTTTGACCGAAGTTTGAGACCGGCGGCTGAGTTCATTAAAGAACACACGGACACTCACAAGACCATGCCCGACAGGTCACAGATCTCTGCGACCACAGGCATAAAACTACAACCGGTGCCGGACTTGAATGAAGGCCATTACGACTGGTTCATGACCGAGTTTGAAGCATTTACTCGACGGCAAGAACTTGAACGTGCTATTTTAAAGTCAGCAGACTTGCTGGAGAAGGGTGAGTTTGAACCCGTTGAGAAACTGATCAAGGATGCGGTACAAATATCACTCACCAGAGACATGGGCACAGATTATTTTGCTGATCCTGCAGGTCGTATCAACCGATACTTCAACTCTGGGGGCCAGGTATCAACAGGTTGGCAGCAACTGGATAGATTATTGTATGGTGGTTTCAGTCGTGGAGAACTAAACATCTTTGCCGGAGGATCAGGTTCGGGCAAGAGTCTGGTCATGATGAACATTGCCCTGAACTGGGTACAACAAGGTTTGAGTGGTGTTTATATAACACTAGAACTCTCTGAAGAACTCACAAGTTTGCGAACAGATGCCATGTTGACCAACATGAGCACCAAAGACATTCGTAAAGATATAGACACAGCAGAACTCAAAGTCAAACTTGTGGCCAAAAAATCCGGCAATTATCAAGTGAAAAGCATGCCAGCACAAAGCAACATCAATGACATTCGTGCCTACCTAAAAGAATATCAAATTCAAACCAGCAAACGAGTGGACTTTGTGATGATTGACTATTTGGATCTGCTGATGCCTGTGAGTGCCAAGGTTTCGCCCAACGACTTGTTTGTGAAGGACAAGTATGTATCTGAAGAACTGCGCAACTTGGCCAAAGAACTGGGTGTGCTAATGGTCACAGCGAGTCAGTTGAATCGTAGTGCAGTGGAAGAAGTAGAGTTTGATCACTCGCATATTTCGGGCGGTATTTCAAAGATCAATACTGCCGACAATGTGTTTGGTATCTTTACCTCACGTGCTATGAAAGAGCGTGGCAAGTATCAAATTCAATGTATGAAATCGCGCTCATCAACAGGTGTGGGACAAAAGATTGATTTGGAATACAACATTGAAACCATGCGCATCACAGACGAAGGTGGTGATGAAGGCACAGGCTACAACAAGCCACAAAGCAGTATCATGGATTCAATCAAGGCTCGTAGTCAAGTAAAACCTGCAGAAGGTGATGCTAGTACACCGTCCTGGGAGCGAGGCCGGCCTCGAGAAGACTTTGATTTAGAAACACCCAAGGTCACAGCAGATGTACAAAGCGTCAAACTTAAACAGTTACTAGGGCAGATTAAGTCAAAATAATGAACACTTGTTACGATGCATTTAAAAGTATCAACATTGTGTTAAAGAATAACCAATTGTCGATCTCACCGTGTTGTATTTCTCCAACCGCTCGAGTTGAGTCATTAGATTTTGAAAATAACATTTACTTGAATCAGATACGCAAGGAATGGAATCAAGGAGTATTTCCCACGGCTTGCAACAATTGCAAACAAGCAGAAGATGTACAGATGATCAGCAGGCGCCAAGGATCAACCACTTGGTATCAAGACCACAACGGTGATAACACCAAAGTTGAACTCCTACGCATGGATTATTGGACTGGTGATTTGTGCAATTTAGCCTGTGTTATATGTGGTCCACATAATAGCAGTGTATGGAAACAAGAACTAGGATTTCCAAGACAGATAAGTCGTGTGACAGTAAATCAATTCTGGAAAACAATGGATCTAACAAAGTTAGAATTTGTACATTTCAATGGTGGCGAACCGTTATTGAGCAAAGAGCATGTGAAATTCCTAGAGTCAATTCCAAACAAAAGCCGAGTACATCTTAATTACAATACCAATGCTACTGTGTTACCTGACCAGTACCTGTTGGATCTTTGGGAAAAATTTCAACTAGTACAACTAGACTTTAGTATTGATGATATTGAAAAAAGATTTGAATATCAACGATACCCGGCCAAGTGGAATATCGTTGTTGATAACTTACAATGGTTTGTTGACAATGCACCACACAATTGTATGTTTGCTGTAAATACATCTGTGGGAATATTAAATCAGCACAATCTTGATAATTTAGGCGCCTGGCTAAAACAAAATTTCCATACATCTAGATTTACTGATCCAATTGAGCATAGACAACAATTAACTCATGGAATATTTGCTTTGAATAGTTCAAAAGAACAAGCCATTAAATTTTTAAACAAGTGCGATGCGCGACGCGGCACTAACTGGAAAATAACATTTCCTGAATTAATTAAGAAATGGCACCCTTGATCACGGCATAACGCAACACAATGGCCTCACCAAGCGATCCACCGGTAGCGTTGCGAACATAAACAGTGGCTGATCCTGCTCCACAAGCGGCAGTAAATGTATAAGAACCAATAGTACCGCCACTCACATGATTGATCACCAACACATCAGCGGATGAGATTGTGCTGTTGGTCAAGGCAAAACTCACAATAGTTGCGGCGGCCAAAGATGCATTGTTCATGGTAATTTGGCCACTGGGTTTGTTTAAGGTAACACCAGTGGCTTTGTTTGTAACCTGGGTTACAGTACCACCGCCCCCGGTTGTATATCCAAATGGATTGGTATAAGCAGTGAGTGGACGATTCAAATCGTAGATGGCAACCGTGGTACCCGAATCTACACTACTAAAACCAAATCTGTAGGTGCCTGTGGCACCAAACGTGATAACGTTGGCTGAATATCCTTGGATACCTGTTGTACCTAGACTAACTGCACTAGGCAGTGTAACTGTGTAAGCAGTATTGGTAACAACAATGTCAACATAAACAACACCTTCGGATCCAGACGAGGGCCAGTTACTGAAACTCAAACTAATGTTGGCAGTGGGTGCAACCAATTGATACTGCCCAGCACTATAATCAATCCCAATTGCACCTGCTGTAGCAGTTTGTTGTAGATAAGTGTAACTAACGTCATTTAATTTAACGGCGTATATTAAGTTATCGGCCATGTTGTTGTCAAGTGTGGTACCCGTTAGTGCGGCTTTAAACACACCTTTGTTTTCCAAGTCAGTGATCTCTGTTGCGGCTGTTTGGAAATTGGTTTTGATGTTGGTAAAATTGTCTCTAAAGCCCTGAGTGTTGTTGGGCTGACCTGCAACGGGGTATTGGCCGTCGATGTTGTTGGGGTTGATTTGACTTGTCATAGGTATTCCTGTATAATAGATATTTATTAAGAACCCTCTAGCACTAAATAATCCAAAGGCCCAGATCGAATGCAGAAAAAAACCCGAAGTTTGCTGGAAGAATTAGATTCAATGTATGTGGAGCGGGATCGCAGACTCATAATTGAAACTCGTGCTGACAGCGTGATTGCCAGTGCCATACGCCTGATTGAATCAATTGAATCAGAATTTGGCACAGAGCAAGCAGACAACCTCACAAGAAAACTGCTCAATGCCATCCGCACCAAAGACGCCGG